ACGATAATTGGATCTGCGGTACTAAAGGTATAGATACTATTATCAATTCGTGATGTGAATGTAGCGCCTCTAGGAATTGTAATAGTTGATGGAGCATTATTTGGAGTAATCGCAATGTCTATATATGCAACTGCAGATCGAGCTGATCTAGGAGTATAGTTTAATTCTTTAGCCCGAGAAACTACGGAGTCTCTAATCTGAGCTGAATCCAAAAACATCTCAGAGATGGCCATATTCGTATAAAAATTATTCATATGTGTATTATATGATAATACATCTAATAATACACCAAGATTAGATCCATTAAAATCGTAATCTTTGAATCTAGCCTGAGAAGATAAGAATGTGACTAGATTATCTCGAATAGTTTCGAAATCTAAGTCAGATACTACAAGAGCCGAATTTGCTGCCATATATTTTACCTATTATCTGACTCTGTCTAGTGCTATGGTGGCGCTCAACAGAACTGGTTGTAATCTATTTATTGTCGTAAATGTAATGGTAACGTCTACTTCATTGTTATCATTTCCAGCAGAAACTTTGATATCAATGATATTTGCTCTTGGTTCATATGTGGTTATGGCATTAGTAATATCACTCTGAATGGCTCTTAAAGTAAGAGGAGTAATATTATCAAATAGATACTTTCTGATATTTGCACCAAACCTGGGTCTAAATCGTCTTTCATAGTAGTTAGTTAGTAGTATGCTTTTTATGGATCTCTTGACTGCATCTTCATTTATAAGACGAGTTAAATCTTTCTTAATTGGATGAATTGTAAAATTTGTCTGGAAATCTGAATAAAACTCTTCAGTATTTTTCTGAGGTGTAATAGCAGCCACAATTATCTCCTTAAGTATTGATTATTTATAAGAATATTAAAAAGATGTATTTACATTAATCCAATATAGTGTATTATAAATATAATGTTCGTTGATACGGACTTGAAGTTGTGAAGACCGGGGTGCGAATCCCCGCGCCTCCACCATAAACATTTGGTTAGTAGAGTTAAAGATATTCAAGTGTTTTTGATGGGGGCGAATAGAATCGATTCACTTCAGACGGGAAGAGGAGAACACGGTAAGAAACGACCGCAAATCAGTTCAAACTTATAAATGCTAACGACAACGAAAGCATGGATTACGCTCTAGCAGCATAATTTCCGGGGTATGGGTTCCACCTAGCAACAGCACGGGCCCAATAACATGAATGGAGTTAATATGAAAAAGACTAATCTGAATGACTTTGATGCACCAGTAGTCATAAACAACGGAATGTTTCAAATTCAGTCCGATGATTATCTAAATGAGCTTATTATAAATAAAATTGTCGTTCTGCCCCTGAGACATATTCAGGGTAACATTGAAAGTAAGACCGCAAAGGACTCAGTAATTATAGTCCTAAGCGGTTCAGGATCAATGGAGGTAAATGGATCAAGTGTGCAGATTACTGCAGGTGATATCCTTGAAGTAAAGGCAGACGAAACCTTTACAATTACAAATGATACACTTGAATCAACTATACAATTTGTTTCAATATTAATTAAGAAGTGAATTGACTTCCTCCCTATAAAGGAGAAGCCATATGGGTTTCAAAATAAATTACCACGCAGAATCAGTATTGTTTCTGTGCACTATGTTTATGTTAATAGTACCAATGAGTTTACCGGCTAAGGCCAATATACCAGAGAAAGCGAAAAAAGAATTTTTAACTGCTCCATTACCACAACTTAATATTCCTACTCTAAAAGAACCAAGTATTCCTGAAATACATCATAACGAATTACGATGTCTGGCAGAAGCTGTATATTTTGAGAGTAAAAATGAATCACTGCGAGGCCAGAGGGCTGTTGCTCATGTGATTGTCAATAGAACAAAAAGTTCTAAATTTCCTGAAACTATATGTAGTGTTATAAATCAAAAATATAAGTCTACTTGTCAGTTTTCTTATAAGTGCGATGGAGCGTCTGATATTCCAAACAATAAGAATAATTTTGCAACTGCGATGAAAGTAGCAAAGGATATCTTAGAAGGAGAAAGAGACAATACTAATGGTGCTCTTTTCTTTCACAATAATACAGTTAGACCATTATGGGCAAAGACTTCTAAGTTGACTACTATAATTGGTAATCATAAATTTTATAGAGGATGATAATATGGTGATGAATAGTAAAGCTAAGGAATTCTATGAAGTTATAGAAAACTTGGTTTGGAAACATGATATTGATTATATGGATGCAATCATTATGCATTGTGAAAAGAATAATATCGAAGTAGAAAGTATTGCATCCTTGATTAAAAGTAATGAAAATATCAAGAGTAAGATTCAAATTGAAGCAGAAAACTTGAACTTTTTGCCAAAGACTGCTCGATTGGATATCTAATGGATGCATATGCCGCATACGTAATGTATCTGGCTTTGAAGCGGCACTTTACTCTTGGCAGTAAATATGACTACTTTAAGTATAATGGTAAGACGAATGCCTCAAAGCAATCGTTTGAGACTAGACGAGATAGATACTCTTTTCATAAACTATCTAAGAAGGATCATCCTAGAGACTTTGTGGTAGCTAATTTCATAGAATATGGTTCAAATATTTGGATCGGGGATTTGGTTGCTGACTCTAAGTATGAAGATACTTATAGAGCTTGGTTAAAGAGAAGAGAATCTATCTCGTATATTTTCAAAACAGAAGTTGAGAAGATATCTAATATGGATGATGAATTAACTGTTGTTGACGGACAATATCCAAAGTTTCTTCAACAATATTTGCAAAAGAAGATATGCATTGAGACGCTAATTATCTTATCTAGTATGCTTGGCTTCTTAAAAAAATGGAATAATCAAATCCAAGATACGGCTCTTTGGCCAGATATATATAATACATGCATAAAATACTCACCTTTTATTGAATATGATATGAGTAAAATGAAAAACATACTAATTGAAACAATGGAGATATCATGGTAACATTAACGCTTACAAATAATGGTGTTCCTATGCACCTTGGCGGATCAGAAGATTTTGTGCATACAGATGAAGGTGCACTTGATTTTCTAATTAAGACCTACGATATTAAGTCTTATCTTGATATCGGATGCGGTCCAGGTTGGATGGTTAGACTGGCCCAGGAAAAAGGTCTAGACGCTTATGGAGTTGACGGAGATTTTTCAGTCACTGTCCCAGAAGAAATTAAGGATCGACATTTCATTCACGATTTTTCTACTGGCCCTTGGATTCCACCTCCTGAAAAAACTCGTAAGAAGTTTGATCTAGCTTGGACAGTAGAATTTGTAGAACACGTCGAAGCTCGGTATATTAGTAATTTCGTTGCTCCTATGCAAAATTGCAAATACATTGTTATGACTCATGCTTTCCCAAATCAACCAGGATGGCATCACGTAAACTGTCAAACGACTGAATATTGGGTTCATATCATGAGAGCGTTTGGTCTAGAAGTAGATGCAACTGCAACTGATGCTCTTCGTGCTTCTTCAACTATGGAAGAGCGGTACATTCGTCAACAGTCGCTCTTCCTAAGAAATCTAAATTACGTAGACTAATTGCAAAATAAGTGTTTACATTAATTGAAAAAGTAATATAATAGAATATGCGGATGTAGCTCAGTGGTAGAGTCACAGTTTTCCAAACTGTTGGTCGTCGGTTCGATCCCGACCATCCGCTCCAAGAATAATTATGAAGTATTTTGAGATTACATACATTGCACATACAACAAATATATACGGAGAATACATATGACTACATCTTTTGCTAATCTAAAGCGTTCGAGCACTGAATCTCTTTCAAAGCTCACTCAAGAACTAACTAAGATTAATAACCCTACATCAAAGTCTAACGATGACGACCGTTTTTGGAAGCCAGAAGTTGATAAGATGGGTAATGGTTCAGCTACAATTCGATTCCTTCCTGCTCCTGTCGGAGAAGACATGCCATTCGTTCGCGTTTGGGATCATGGCTTTCAAGGTCCTAGTGGTAAGTGGTACATCGAAAAGTCTCTGACTACAATTGGCCAAGACGATCCAGTTGCTCAATACAACTCAGAACTTTGGAATATCTCAGATGACGATAACTCGCCTACTCGTAAGCAAGCGCGTGCACAAAAGCGCCGCCTGCACTTTACCTCTAATATTCTAGTTGTTCGTGATCCAGCTAATCCTGCAAATGAAGGCAGAGTATTCCTTTATCAATATGGTAAGAAGATCTTTGATAAGCTCAATGATCTAATGAATCCATCATTTGATGATGAGAAGCCTATCAACCCATTTGATCTATGGGAAGGTGCTAACTTCAAGCTTAAGATTCGTAAGGTTGAAGGCTATCGCAACTATGACAAGTCTGAATTTGAAGCTCCTGCACCAATTCCTGGTGCTGATGAAGATCTAGAAGCTATTTGGAATAAGGAACACGGCCTACAAGAATTTCTTGATTCTAAGAACTTTAAGTCTTATGAAGAACTAAAGGCTAAGCTGAATACGGTTCTAGGTCTAACTCCTAGTGCAACTCCTTCGGCTTCTCCTGCTTCTCGGGCCGATCGAGTAGTTCTTCCTGAAGCTTCTGCGCCTAACTTTAAGGCTAAGGAAGCTACTGAGGAAGTTCCTTGGAAGACTGAAGACGAGGATGAAGATCTATCTTACTTTGATAAGCTTAAAGCTCTAGCAAATGAAGATTGATGAATAAAATTATATTATGAAAATGGAGAGGAGGGAGCAATCCTTCCTCTTTTTTTAGAATGATGCTAGATTCAATGATCCACGATCAGCTACAGTAGGTCCACCAATTACGCCTTGGCTACTAGAGACATTTGTTGGAGAACTTACATTATTATTAATAACTGTTGGCCCTGCAGCAGGCTTTTGTTGTTTAGCAGCTTCGACTTGTTTAGTAGTAGCAGTTAAAGCTTGAGTTTGCTCTGTAACTCCAGTAGGTTTGGTCATCTCAGCTGTATTTTTATTGTTCTTTAATAAGCTGCCGATTCCTGCCGCTGCCATACCTATTGGAGTAGCCATTAGTGCTCCTTTACCAAGAGCTTTTGCTACACTAGCAAATTTAGATGGAGTCTTAGGCTTAACTGGAATAGCAGGAGCTCCTTGAGCTGTTTCGGCTGGACTTCCAGGAGGTGCACCGCCAAAAGCTCCCATGTCCTTAGCTGCAAGAGCAGCATCAATTCCAATAGACGCAGCAGTACCGACACCAGGAATTGTACCAGCAGCGCCACTAGCCAATTCTAATCCAGCACCAGCAAAATCTCCCTTAAGAGCGCGGCCGGCCGCAAATATGCCTCCTGCAACAAGGCCAACACCAGGAATCTTTTTAAGCGCAGATTTAAAAAGACTTTTTCCTAAGACCTTTGCTCCAGTTTTAGCGCCAGCTTTTTCTGCAGCTTTAGCACTGCCACCAAATAACTTTGATAATACATTTGGTTTCTTAGCAACTGGAACTTTATTTGAAGCCGCTGCTTCAGCTTCAGCTTGAAGCCGCATTTGTTGTGGAGACCCGGCATTTTGCTTTTTAACTAGATCATCTTCTCCGGCATTTAGATCTGATGGTGCAAGTGCTAATCCTACACCAGATAAAGCTGCTCCGCTTGCAAGTCCTAATACTCCGCGCAAACCGCCGCCTTTAAGTAATGATCCGGCCCGAGCTTTAGCACCGCCCATGATTCTAGAAAACATGCCGGGTTTCTTAACAGCCTGTTCTGCTACATTTTCTGCGCCAGAGACAGCTTCTCTTGCTAACTTAGCTTCTCTTGATGCTTTAGCAGCGCCACTTAAAGGCTTACCATTTTTATCTAATAATTGTTCAGCTGAAGGTCCAGGCGCAGCTCCGCCACCGCCTCTACCGCGGCCGCCAAATAATCTTTTTCGTATTTTATCAAAGAACCCACCCCCTCCTCCAGCACCGGAACCGGCTTCTGGTTTATTTTCTTCTTTATCATCAGGAGAGTCTTTGTCATCTTTTTTGCCAAAGATTTCTTT